CCCCCCCCCAACAACGTCTCCATCTTTGATTGCATAATCAAAGCCGTCTTCTGGTGTTCCACGTGATGGCGATACATTAGGGTGGCATCCTTCAACATCGAATGCACCTTGGTCCCTGGTCCGATATTTGCGTCCGAAGTCGACAAAAGCGTGCAAATGAACACCCCCATCTGCGTGATCCTCTCTGCCGATGATGCATTCAGCTCCAAGTCCAGCAAGATGGTTGACCACTGCGAAAGGATCGAGGTCTCCACATTGTGCATAGGTAAGCAATGCGTATCGTGCTTGGAACTGAAAAGAAGGCATAATTCGTCGTTGCACATTATCTCTGAGTCCACGTCTGGGTATTTAACATTGTATACCCAGACGGACTCACGGACTCAGGGTCCTCGCTCGTCTATAAATACCCCTCGGGTTTCCCAGCCATCTTTTTTTCTGCATGCCCATCATGGAGAACTTCCCCCTTCTTGACCACTCGCCCCGCTGTGACTCATCTTGTCGCGATTACGTCGATCACTTGCGCCATTTATGTTGCGCAGTGTGCCACTCACCTCCTTCCCCACCTTCCACTCAAGAGGTGTGCCCAATATGTCACTCGCCCGCCGATCTGTTGGCGGCTATCGAAAATCTTTCCGACGCGGTGGACGCTCTTACCGGTCTCGTCGAAAAGTTAAGCGAACAATTCGAAGACGCCGGACCTTCCGCCGCCGCACGATGAGCACTCGCAAGGTGCTGAATATCACTTCGCGGAAGAAGTGTGACAACATGATGCCTATCGTTGTCGCAGAAGACTCCGCTGTCACCACCGGCCCCTATGTTTCGTCTACCCCCCTGCTTTGTGTGTTTGTCCCCAACGCTAGGACTACGCGTACCCCTGTCACCAACCCTGCTGTTCGGAATTCTTCGGACATCTTTGCTGTCGGCTACAAGGAGAAGGTCCGAATTGATGTGAGGGGTGGATCCACTCTAATGTGGAGGCGCGTTGTTTTTATGCTTAAGGGAGATGACCTTAGGCGTTTTTTGGATTCCAGTGATGCAGGCAACATTCCCAATCAGTTGTTTGATCAGACCACCGAGGGTGGATGCCGACGCGTTATCGGCCCTTTTGAGGGGGTCACTAACGCCCAGACGGAATTGCAGAAGTATGTGTTCAGGGGCCAGGCAGATGTTGATTGGGCCGACCAATTCACAGCCCCTCTGGATACGAGGCGCATTACTGTTAAGTCTGACAAGGTCCGGACTATTCGGCCCGGGAATGACGCCGGTGCATCACGGTGTTACAAGATGTGGTATCCCATTCGGCGTACCATATCGTATGAGGATGATATGGAAAGCGATGTTGTTGGAGATCGGGCGTTTTCTACGGCCGGTTTACGTGGTGTTGGGGACATGTATGTGATGGATATCATTGGTATCACCAATGGTAATGGACAGACTCCGCTTACGGAGTATACATTTGCTCCTGAAGGGGCGTTTTATTGGCATGAACGTTAAGTCATGACTATGGGGCTATCTAGGTACACGAAGTCACAGTTGGCGCTAAGCCATTCTGTGTCCACACCAAGCTCTTCACGTGGGTCGGAGTTAGATAGCCAAATTGAGGGTCGAGCCCAGTGTACCAACTTCTTTCCCTTGTATTTGTCGGTGACGTAGAACTGTTTCTGGTGTCCTAACCAGAACTTGTAGCTCGGGAGGAATTTGATTCCTCCGAAGTCGTCAAAGATGGCGTATTCAACCCCATCAAGGTCCTCGTCCAAGCTGAAGAGGCCTCCGAAATAGGCATGTCTTCCCAGGCTACGGGCCCAAATGGTCTTTCCCATTCTGGAAGGGCCGTATACCACGAGTGATTTTCTTCGTTCTGTATACCGAAGTCAGCATTCAGTTCCTGTCAATGCGCACTCGAGCGAGGCGCTGCGCGAGGCCCCTGCCGAGCATGGAGGCGCGCGTAGCCGCCGACTGCAGCCGCTGCGACGTGCAAGATAACTTACCTCCAGTCCTGCCTTGCCCAATATTGTCGCGTACCCAGCCATCGAGTTCAGCCACAAAAGTCGTATCGATGATAACTCCCTCCGGAGTCTCATACGGCTCTCTGATTGGGGGGAACTTCCAGGAAGCATATGCTCGGAGTTGGGTGAATGATGTGACAAGTGAACGTGGAGCCAGTTGTTCGCATAGCGTCCAAAACTCTGACTCACTCGAAGCGTTGACGATCTCAGTCCACACCCCACCATCTGGAGCCAATCCGCGTCGTGAAGGTCTTGTGAGCCCCCCCCCAACAACGTCTCCATCTTTGATTGCATAATCAAAGCCGTCTTCTGGTGTTCCACGTGATGGCGATACATTAGGGTGGCATCCTTCAACATCGAATGCACCTTGGTCCCTGGTC